ACACGCAATGCTTTATTGCTTGCTTGTGATTGGACTCAGATTGCTGATTGCACCATTCCTAAGAAGGCTGAGTGGGCAACATATCGTCAGACTTTGCGTGATTTGCCTAGCACTATCACAGAGCCTAGAACCTTTACTGATTGGCCTCATAACCCTGATTGGGTTGAGCGTAACTTCTAAGGTGAATCATGGAAAACGAAGTTACCCACAAGCAAATCTACGACAGGCTCATTGAAGTCGAAAACAAGGTAGATAGTATAGACAAGAACACTAAAGGTCTTGTAGAGGCTATAAAGGCTCTTGATGGGGCTTTTAAAGTGCTTGGATGGGTAGCCTCTGCTGCCAAGCCTATTCTATGGGTGGGTGCGCTGATTATGGCTGCTGGTGCAGTCTGGCAGACTTGGATTAAAAAATGAGAGACTGGGCCGTGGCATTTATTGCTGCGGCTCTTTTGAGCGCCACCATTGTCTGGTGCTTTTTTGTCATCATTTCGTTTTGGCCATGATCTATGCTCTGGTCCTATTAGCAGCTGCTGAATATAGATGCACCAGGTGGACATGGACTGGTGATGTCTACAATCGGAAGGTTGTCTGCATCAAATGGGAGAAGAGGAAATGATCGATCCAATCACGGCTCTGGCAGGGATACAAAGCGCCATCAGCATGGTCAAGAAGGCAGCAGGTGTTGCCCAAGACTTAGGCTCACTCGCGCCAATGATTGGCAAACTTTTCGATGCCAAGTCTGTGGCCACCAAAGCTATGCTGCAAGCCAAGCAGTCCGGCAAAGGCTCAAACATGGGAACGGCTCTCCAGATCGAGATGGCCTTGGAACAGGCCAGAGCCTTTGAGGAAGAGTTAAAAATGCTTTTTATGCAGACTGGAAAGATTGATGTCTGGAACAAGATTAAAGCCAGGCAGGCCGAGATGGACTTGGCAGATGCCAAAGAAATAAGTGCATTAAAGAAGGCTGAGAAAGAAGCCAAGCAGAAAGAGCAAGAACAACTTGAAATTGGTCTGGCCATTGGCGGGATATTCTTTGTCTTGTTTTTAGTATTTGTTGGCGTGAATGAGTTGATGGAATTCTGTGCAACTACTCGTAGATGTGGCAGATGAATGAGTACCAAAAGACCTTTGACCTATGCCTAAAGATATTCGTTTACGGATGTGTGGCTTTATACGCCCTTGGTTTTCTGAAGTTTTTGCCTGACGATTTGTCGGACAAAATTGTTAATCTCCTACTTGGAAAGATTGGACTGTAATGCTATCTCTATTTTCTACACTTGGTGGTTTGCTAATTTCTGGCTTACCAAAACTACTAGACTTTTTCCAGAACAAAGATGACCAAAGGCATGAGTTAGCTTTGGCTAGGGTTCAAGTAGAACTACAACTACAGATGATGGCTCAAGGGTTTAAGGCTCAAGAGCGCATGGAGGAGATTCGCACAGACCAGATTGCCATGCAAACAGATGCCCAGATGACTGAGGCTGCTTTAAAGCATGATGAGAAAATCATGGAAAGAGCAAGCACTTGGGTAGTGAACTTTGTAGGTACTGTAAGACCTATTGTGACTTACATATTTATCTTTGAGTTGTGTGCAATTAACGCATGGATTGCCTATTACGTTTACAGCAGACCTAGTTTGGTTAACAACATGGATGACTTGATTCGGGTTACTGACGTTATTTTCTCTAGCGATGAAATGGCAATGCTTGGAGGAATTATCGGGTTTTGGTTTGGCTCACGTTCATGGGCTAAGAAATGAAAATCAGCGAAAAGGGCGAGCATCTGATGCACTTCTTTGAAGGCTACAGGAACAAGCCTTATCGGTGCAGTGCCGCAATTTGGACAGTGGGCTGGGGACACGCTATGTACTCAGACCAATTAAACCTGCCAAACGTGCGTAAAGAGGGTTACACAGGGCTTATCAGGTCTGACTATCAACTTAAGGGGGAAGATAATCGTGTATGGTCAAAAGAGGAACTGGTCAACCTTTTCAAGATGGACATCGATAATTTTGAACGTGGTGTTCTTCGACTTAGCCCTGCTCTTGCTAGTCATCAAAGCAAATTCGACTCTGTTGTCTCTTTTGCCTACAACGCTGGGCTAGGTAACTACCAAAGGTCAACCATTCGTATGAAGGTTAACAGGGGTGATTGGGAGGGTGCTGCCGAGGCTTTTATGATGTGGACAAAAGCCGGTGGTAAAGAAGTAGCAGGCTTAGTCAAAAGACGCAAAGCTGAAGTAGCGCTTTTCCTAGCATAATTACCCCATGGCCAGTCAGACACAACAACTTGAGAATCCAGCACCACCGACCCTTGGTTATCCGACCGAGGTGTATGAGCGCAGGCATTTCAATGAGAACAATGGCTCGCTGACCATTTACTTCAAAAAGCTGGCCAGTGTGCTGGGGTCTTTGTTTGGACCAAGAGGTGGTCGGTTTATGAATAACCCCCATGGGGCTTTTCAAGACTCAACCGACCAGACTGCGGCCAGCACCACAGCGGCCTATGCCGTCACATTTAACACGACAGACTTTTCCAATGGCGTGACATTGGCCAGTGGATCAAGATTGACTGTGGTCGATGCCGGAATCTGGAACTGTCAGTTTTCTATTCAAATTAAAAACACGACCAATGACGGCCAAGATGCTGAAATCTGGTTTAGAAAAAATGGCACAAACATTGACAACTCAAACAGCCGTTTTCACTTACCACCCAGAAAATCATCAGGCGATCCAAGTCACACCATTGCAGCCATGAATTTCTTTGCAAGCATGAACAGCACTGACTATCTTGAGATAATGTGGCGAGTGAGCGATGTTGGTGTCTCCATTGAGCATTACGCTGCTGGAACAAGCCCCACACGGCCAGCCACTCCATCGGCCATCGTCACGATGAGCTTTGTGTCCAACATTACATAATTGTCATCATGTACATACCAATCAAATTACCGCCAGGGGTTTACAGAAACGGCACTGAATACCAGGCAGCAGGGCGCTGGTATGACGCTAACCTTGTTCGCTGGTATGAAAACACATTGAGACCTATCAATGGATGGCGCACCAGGTCAAGCTCACAGATGACTGGCTCATGCCGAGGCATCATCACTTGGCGCGATAACAGTGGCAACCGATACATTGGCGCTGGCACACATTCCAAGCTCTATGCCATGAACGAGGCGGGGACACTCAAAGACATTACCCCAACGGGTTTCACCAGTGGTTATGCAAGCTCGACAGTGGCTGTCGGCTATGGGTATGGAACTTATGGCACATTCGCTTATGGCGTGGCTCGGCCAGATATTGGCTCAATTATTCCAGCCACTACTTGGTCACTTGATACATGGGGTGAGTATTTAATTGCTTGCTCCTCATGGGATGGCAAGCTGTATGAGTGGCAACTTGGCTTTACAACGCCCACACTAGCGGCTGCAATCACCAATGCACCAACTGGAAACAAGGCAGTTTTAGTCACCCAAGAGCGCATTATGTTTGCCCTTGGTGCTGGTGGAAACCCAAGAAAAGTACAGTGGTGCGATCAGGAAAACAATACTGTTTGGACACCGGCAGGGGACAACCTTGCAGGCGATTATGAGCTGGCAACTCCTGGCTCACTGATCGCTGGCAAGCGCGTCAAGGGTGTCAATCTGTTGTTTACAGATGTGGATGTCCACACGGCCCAGTATGTTGGCGCACCATTTGTTTATGGCTTTGAGAAGGCAGGTTCCGGCTGCGGTCTTATTTCGGCCCAGGCTGTGGCGGCCATTGACACTGCTGCCATTTGGATGTCACGCGCAGGCTTTTGGATATATGACGGCTATGTCAAGCCACTGCCAAGTGATGTGAGTGACTATGTTTTTGACAATATCAACTATGCCCAGGCAAGCAAAATATATGCGGTCCACAATAGCAAATTTGGTGAGATTTGGTGGTTTTACCCATCAAGTGGAAGCAATGAGAATGACTCTTATGTCACTTTCAATTATCGCGAAAACCACTGGAACATAGGATTATTGGCCAGACTTGCTGGTGTTGACGCTGGCGTGTTCACATATCCTTTGATGGTTTCCAGCACTGGCTACATCTATGAGCATGAGGTCGGCTTTAACTATGACAGCGCCAGCGTCTATGCAGAAAGTGGCCCAGTCCAATTGGGCAATGGCGACAACATAATGAACGTGCGCCAAGTTGTGCCAGACGAGCAGACACTGGGTGAGGCGGTGGTGTCGTTTAAGACCAGAAACTACCCGACAAGCACACAATCCACATTTGGGCCATACACGGCAGCAAACCCAACTTCAGTCAGGTTCTCAGGCCGCCAAGTCAACATGAGGGTGACTGGCAACACTTTGGCTGATTTC